AATACCGGAGTTAATTAATGCTTGTAAAATATTCCCAGAAGGAGTAGGTAGGATTTCAATTTTACCCATAATATGATCACCGTTCCACCAAATGTCTTTGATGTTATGACAAACATTTTTAAGGTTAATAACAGAAGATTCTGGGTGATCTAATTCACCAACTGCTCTGTTATTCTTTACTGAATCCATATACTTATTGATCTCCCTGTCCCAGATTTTCTTGCTATAGTACCTACCGTTGCCGTTCTTTACTTCCGCAGTTGCTAGAACGCCCTCTACAAGTGGTAGTCCACTAGCACTTTTTCCTTCAGAAAGGCTTAAGGGTCTTGGGTTAAATGAGATAGTCTCAATAAGTAAGTTTTTATTCATTATTAATATCCTCTTTTCTTCAATACGCTTTTCATAGCTTCTTCCCACATAGGAGCTTTAGCTTCATCAAGTACTTCTTCTCCGCCTACGGCTTGAGGTTTTACTGTATCACCAGAAACTCTTTTAGCTGCTTTAGCTTTTTTAGCTTCGTACATTTTCTTTGTCTTTTCAAGGTAAGCAATATCTTTTTTGATTTCGCTAATTGCTTTTTTATCAACCATCTCTTTCATGTCATCACTTTCGGTCATAGTTAATCTGTTTTTTAGCTCTTCAATCTTTTCTTGAATCCTACCCATCTTATATTCAATAGCGGCAACTTCACCTAATTTATCAATTTCGGCAAGGTCTTTATCTATTCGTCTTTTCTTAGCTTCTGAAAGTGTTGTTTTATTCTCCATGTTATTTAATGATTCGCTTTGACTAGCAAAGTAAGCTTTTAAGCCTTTCTCAGCATCTTCTTTAGTATCGTAATGTGCTTTCCACATTTTACCGGTTTTACCAGATAAGATTCTCCATTTGTCTCCAACTTTTTTAATGTTAGAACCGGGAACTTTATCTTCTTCTAAATGCTCATCACCATACGGAGGAAACTCATCTTCCGTCCAACCTAACCAGCTTCCATTTTTTAGAGCTAGTTTATAATACTGATCAGCTTTAAAATAATCTCCTTCGGCGTAAGCTTGTATACCTTTATCATAGTACATTTCTGCTCTAGCTCTAGATTCTTGGTCTGCATCATAATCTCCATCAGAATCACCGTACATTGATTCATTCAACTTAACAGGTTCCATTCCAGATGATTTATATTTACCTGTTACTTCTTTTGTTGGACCTAAACCAGGATGATCTTCAGAATATCCGATGCCTTTAATACCAAAGGCTGCATTCTTAACATAGAATAATGGATCTTTCTCAAGGTTTTTAAATACAATATTCTTAAGTTCTTGTTCTGTCTTATCTGCATTTTTAGGATCTTTCATTTCAACATAGTATCCGTTTAAGATTTCCTCTGTTGAAAGGTTGTTATTATTTTTTCTATCTTCGTAGTTGTATCCGGCAGTCTCTTTTTCTACTACTGACTTATCTGTATCTTTCAAAGTAGCTTTAACTGCTTCTGTATTTTCACTAAAGATTTTAAACCAGTTAGGTTCACCTTCTCTCTGTGATAATTCTCCAGTAAAACCTTCAGAGATAATACCTCTTTCAGTTAGGTTATGTATTGATTGATCAAAGGTAAGTGCGCCTGTCACTATATTAGGGAACAAGGTTCTAGCTTCTTTAATAAAAAGCTCTTTATTGCCTTTACCTTCTTTAATCAAATTGTATTCGTTTTGTAGGCTTTTCATATGTTATAAATAGGGGTTGTTTATTTCCAAAGATCTGTGTACACCATACCCTTTGCTGCTTTTCGTACTTTAGCTTTATCTACTAATTTATATCCTTGTTTAAGGTAGTAGTTTCTAGAAGTTCCGTTAGCTTTTTTATTGGGGTTGAAGGCGTTAGGGGTCATGTATCCACCAGCTGCTCCTGAGGTTGATTCTTCCTCGATAAGTTCTTTAAGCTGATGTCTGAATTCCTTAACTGTCATGCTTATAGTTCGTTTACTAACTCGTAATATTGAAGTAAATCAATGATGCAATCGTTAGTAACCTTATCAGTCTTAGTTAGAGGCTTAACATACTTTAAAACTTCCACAAGTTTAATTTGCATTACCTTGTCTGTATTTGTTTTAATCTTTTGTTTTAAAGTTTCTCTAAACTCAATAATTCTTGTATTGTAATATTCTTTTAATTTATCTGTATTATCTACAGCTGTAATAACTTCTCTTAATACTTCCTTCTGTTGTGAGTTAAGATGGTCATATTTTTCATTAAATTTATCTAAAAGTAACTTGTAAGTTAAGCCTCTTAAATCTTTACTATATCCTTTGTATTCTTCTAAAAGTGTATCTGTTGGAATTACAATTGGTGCTTTAGTTAAATGCTCAAGTAAAGTCATTTTATTTCCAATCACAGTCTCAGGCATTACTTCGTCTGAGGATTGATTCTCAATTAAGTTATTTAATGCTGCAAAAATCTTATAGTTAGTTACTTTTGCTTTGAAGAATTTATCAACATTGTAAGCGTCTCTGATTTCTTTAACTAAATTGTATTTTTGTTTTCTGATTTCAGATCTTTTTAATTTAGTTGAAGTCTCAACTAGTGTGTTAATGATCATTTCTGCCTTAGATTCACTAAGGTTCTTATAAGCAGTTAATTGCTCATATAATTTATACTCTTTCCCTAACTCCGTATTAACGAAATACTTTTTGAGAATGTTGATAGCGACAGAATTCCTACCTTCTAACGTATCAGAGGTGATCTGCCTTACCAGAAGTTCAAAAAGAAGTCCTGTGTTCTTGAATTTCGAGTGTTTGACTTGCATCAATGTATAGTTTCTAATAAATATGTGTTAAATCTTATTCCCTAATTTGACTTTCATCTAATAATCCACCTGCTCTTTTTTCTGATTCGAAAATCATCTTTTTCTTAGCTGGTATTTCTTCTAATACCTTGGTGTATTTTGAGAATTGTCTTTTAGTAGCCTCCATTGCATACGGTGAAGTTTTATCTCTACCATACCCTTGTTGATCATCTACCTTATTAGCTTGTCTACCTAATCTATCCATTCCTAAAGGATCTTCAGTGCCGTTAATGAACGATGCTTTCTCTTGAGGACGGCCCATTTCCGGTTCATCTTCGTTATAGCCGTCCGGTACATTACCTGGTCTAGTATAAACCCTTCCTTTACCGTATGCTGTTGCAATATCATGCGGAGTTCCATAAGTCTCTCCTGATTCTAGAGGATCATTTCCTTCGTTTTCGATTTGAGATAGTCTGAATTTACGTTTAGCATCTTCTCTAACTAGGTTTCTCATCTCATCATATTCATCCTGACTTAAGTGGAAGATATTATCATAGATCCAATCAGAAGAAATTAATTGAGAATCCATCATTTGACTAGCAAGATCCATTTTCTCTTTCAATAACGCCACTCTTTCTTGATCATAAATGATAGAAGGAGTTGTTAATGATAATTCAAAGTTGGTTAATGCTTCATCTCTATATCCCTGAATGTATAAATGCACAAATGCTATCTTATACAGTTCAGAAACCATGATTCTCTGTATTTTCTCTACGGTTCTACCAAAGCGAATATCTTCTGCAGCTAATGTAGCCTTTCCTTGTAATTTTTCGTCATAACCAAGGAATGCTTTTGGTATTCTTAATGCTGCAAATAGCTTATCTCTTAAGTAATTTACGTCAGTAATACCATCATACTGTAATCCGCCCAAGGTTTCAATCTTAGTTGAAGTATCATTTCCTCTCATAGGGATATAAAAATCCTCCATAAGGTTCTGCATGTTGTATTTTAAGTTATATTCACCTGTTTGTTGGTCAATATAAGGAGTTCTCTTCATTTTAGAGATTGCCTTCTGCATGAAATTCTCTACTTCTGACGGTGGAATACCTCCAACGTTCATATAGAAAATTCTCTTCTCAGGAGCTCTTACAATTCTGTGAACTAACATCGCATCTTCCATCAAAGTATACTGCTTAAATAATTTTCTAGCAGGTTCGATATAAGAACGACCGTAAGGTAAAAAGTTTACATCCGTTAATAAACGGAAGTGAGCCATTTCGTAATTGTCGAAATAGATAGATTTGGCATCGTGCTGACCAGGAGTTTTAAAGTATCCATAAGTATCAGCAGCTAGACCGTCAGGATCATACCTGAATCTAACAGCAGTTGGATTTTCTGGATCATAGTGTTCTTGTCTTTCTATATTAAATGCTGCGAATGGAACTACATTATAAACACCGTACTTCTCTGAAGCTTCTAACTTCAAAAAGAAATCACCGTATTTACACATATTTCTAATCCACCAGCTTAAATTAAATTCAATATTTAAAACATCATAAAATAAATTATAAAGAATCTTCTGTATATTCTCATCATTTGATCTGATGTGAAGAACTTCTCCCATATCATTCTTAAGAGTTGATTCTTCTGAAAGGATATCTAAGGCTGAAGCAATGATTGCATCAGTATCCATAGCATCGTATTCAGAATAAAGCTGTGTTCTTAAAGTCTGGTAGTTAAAAGAAGATTGATACCCGTATAATGAGGTTGGTGATGTTGTATAAATTCTATTGTATCTGGCAACTAAAGAGTTATTCTCTAGTTCTCCTGACATTTGAATTTGGTTTGTGTCGGCGACTGTTACTTGATCACCTCCAACGTTTCTTATTATTACGTCTGTCGAAAATAATCTACGTAGTCTCGAAAATACACTAGTGTCTGCCATTATTACTTGTTAATATAGTATAAATAGTTAGTAAATCCAACTTATATCTTCTTT